ATGTGGCGAAGCGTCCGTTTCGTCGCTTCGTTGTTTGTCTTGTTGTTCGCCCTGGCCACCGGAGAGCCTTTGCTGGCTTTGCCAGCGCTCGCACTGGCAGCCTACGCCTATCGGGGAGTGGCCAGTATTACGGCCCGGTTCTCGGAGAAAGGAGGTGAGCGATGAGAAGAAGCTACGTTATGGAATTTGAGCAAGACGGCCTGTCCATACGCATTGTCCGCCACCAATCGGAGCAGTCGAAGGACAGAGCAGAGGTGGAAATTGAGACAACATCTTATAATGGCAGTGGTACTATTTGGCTTACTGGTGAGTTGCAACTCTTCCTCCTGAAGGAAGCGATTGACAACTACATCGAAGTATTTCATTTAACGAAGGAAGGAGAGAATCATGAATAAGCAAGAGAAGGAGGTTTCGTTGCAGAACCTCGTAGAACAGTATTTACAGGAGTGGGAGCCGGCCGCCGCTCTCACCGACGAGGGGGCCGTCGTTCGTACCACCGACGATATTTTGCGCGACCTGGACGATATGGCCGATTTAGAGCCCAACGATGTTGCGATGACCATGCTTTCGCTCGGTTTCCGCTCGGCCTATTATCCTGATGGGCGACATGGTTGGCTCATGAAGCCGCGACAATTTGTGTGATAGACTTGCGAATGCCGAAAATTTTCACTATCTTCGAAAAAAAGGAGGGAATATGTCTATATTGATTGCCTTTGGATTTGTGCTTTTGTTCGTGATAATTATGGCTCTTGGAGCACTCACGGCGGTTAGCGTTGTATTCTGGTACATATATTGGATTGTGGTGGCAGCTTTCGTGATAACGGCGATAGTTGCTCTTTGCACCCGTTTCATTCGTTTTATCAAAAGGAAACATCGTCACTCGTAAGTCGATTATCGGAATAGACTTTTTGTCGGAGCCTCGGGGAATCTTCCCCCGAGGCTCTTTTTGTGTCTTTTATTGGGTCGCCTGGAGTGCCCATATTCGTGAAAAATATGAACGAATATGAGCAATTATGAAACATCTGCCTCTATCGTTTTGGAGGTAAATGGCAAGAATGCAGAGGAGCGGTTGAAGGCTCTCCGGCAACGGGCCGAGGACCTCGAGAATGCACTGGCCAAGGCCCGCAACAGCGGCGACAAAATAGAGATGAACAAGCTACAGAAGGAGTTGAAGAAGGCAAACGCCGAAATTAGAGAGATGACCTCGTCGGTACAGCAGGCCGAGAGTGTCATGCGTCGACTCGACAGGGCCACCCCCAAGGAGTTGTCGAAAACCCTCTCCACTTTGCGTCGGCAGCTCAACAATATCGAGCGAGGGTCAGCCGCCTGGAATGCCCAGGTCGAAAAAATAAAACTGGTACAGCGGGAACTGAACTCGGTGAAAAGCTCCATGAGAGAGCAGGAGTCGCTGTGGACTCGGTTCTCGCAAAAGATGTTCGACTGGGGTAATGCCATTACCATGTCGATGGCAGCCATCTCCGGGTTGACTATGTCGGGAAGAAAAGCGGTCCAGAGCTATGCCGATATGGAGGGCGAGATGGCAAGCGTTCGTAAATTTACGGGCATGACCATGGACGAGGTAGAGAAACTGAACGAATCGTTCAAAACGATGGATACCCGCTCTTCTCGCGAACAGCTCAACAAACTGGCTCAAGAAGCCGGTAAATTGGGTATCACATCGCAGGACGCCGTTCTCGAATATGTGCGGGCAGCCGATGTGATTAACGTAGCTCTCGATGAGTTGGGAGAGGGGGCAACCCGGGATATCGGTAAGCTATCGTCGATTTATGGCGATGCGGACCGAATGGGTATGGGTAAAGCCATGCTGGCCGTGGGTGCTGCCATCAATGAGGTCTCGCAAAATTCTACCGCATCGGCCTCCTATCTGGTCGATTTCGAGAACCGCATGGCCGGTGTAGGCAAGCAGGCCGATATGACAGTCTCCCAAATCATGGGGTATGCTTCGGTACTCGACCAGAATGCCCAGCAGGTTGAGATGTCGGCAACGGCATTACAGGGCGTAATTATGAAAATGTACAAGGAGCCGGAGAAGTTGGCCCGAATCGCTGGTATCAATATCCAGCAGTTCGCTCAGATGGTGAAAAACGATGCGAACGAGGCCCTGCTCTATTTTCTCGACACCCTGGGCCGGGCCGGTGGTATGCAGGCTTTGGCTCCCATGTTCGACGAAATGAAACTCGATGGAGCCCGTGCTGCCAGTGTGTTGTCGGTATTGGCTGGTAATATCGAATCGGTTCGGAGAGAGTAAAAACTGGCTCAGGAAGCCTTTGACGAAGGCACTTCGGCCATTACAGAGTTCAACGTCCAAAACAATACGGTGCAGGCGCAACTCGACAAAGAGAAGAAATCGTTCAATGAGATTTCGGTTACTCTTGGTAAGGACCTTCTCCCCGTCATGCGCTATGCGATTACCAGTTCTTCAGCTGCGTTGAGAGCCTTGAAAATGACGGTCGATTTTATGAAAGAGCATCGGACCTTGATAATTTCGCTGGCTGCCGGTTATGCCGGGTACACGGTGGCAGTCAAGGCCGGAACAGTAGCTCAAAAGCTGTGGAATGCCACCCAGAAAGTGGGAAATTCGATTGCGGCAACAGGGAAGAGTATCGTTTTATTGCTCAGGTATTCATATTTTAGATTGGAGGGCCAAGTACGCAAAGCCGATGTCGTGATGAAAGCCTTCAACAGAACCACCAAGATGTCGCCTGTGGGGCTATTGGTTGGCGTTTTGGCTGCCGGAGCAGGGGCTCTTTTGTCGTATCGGGAGCGCATGAAATCGGCCCGGGAAGAAGCCGCCGAAGCTGCCAAGGCAGAGCGAGAGTTTGAGCGCAGTATCTCCGATGTGTCGGAGGCCGCCGCTTCGGCATCGAAGGCGGAGCTGGCTCAACTGAAAGCTCTTTACCAGGCAGCAGTCAATGAGGCTAATTCCAAGGACGAGAGAATCAAGGCTGCGAAGCGATTGCAGGCTATGTATCCCGACTATTTTGCCAAGATGTCCACCGAGCAGATTATGCTGGGAGAGGCAAAATCCAAATACGACGAATTAACCGAATCGATACTCAAAAATGCCAAGGCAAAGGCGGCAGCCGACTTGATTAAAGAAAATTCGGAGCAGATAGTCAAGATTGAACAATCTATGCCGGAGCTGGAGAAAAATGTTGCCGATACAGATGCCGTATATAAGCAGGCTGAACGCCGTCGAAACGAATACATCGACAAGAATACGATTCGCCCCTCGGAGATGGTTGGAGGTCCCGCCCAGGACCAGTCGTCCCTTTTGTCGAATCTTGTGACCATAGGCGTAGCTCCCAGCTCAGACAACGAGAAGGCTGCCGCCGATGCCGCCTGGAAAGCATACGCCGAGGCGAACAATCGGCTTGTTAAGCTCCAGGCAGCCAACAAAAGGCTGGCCGAAGAGTATGGAATATCTTCTACCGCTGTATTTGCCAGTCAGAGGACAGGTGGAGCTATTATCGGAACACCTGGTGGCCCGGCCGGAGGCACGGGCAGTGCAAAGAACAAGTTCCAGGCAGAGGACGACTGGCTGGCTCTCGAGCAGTCGAAGACTCTCGCCAGTTATGCCACGGGTCTCATCGATTACAACCAGTACAATGAGAAGAAGGCAGAACTTGACAAGCAGTACCTTCTCAAAAAGTTGCAGAACACGGAAGCTACGGAGCAGGAGATTGCCGAAATCACCGGTGAATTGAACAAGCTCACCGAGAAGGAGGTGACCCAGCGCAACAAGGAGCAGCTCGACGCGGCCAAGGAGGAGATAGAAGCCGAACGCCGGGAGCGTGAGGTGGCACTCACCGATAGCTACATGCGGGGGCAGATCTCCGAAAAGACCTACCAGCAGATGAAATTCGAGTCGGAGGTGGCATATCTCAATCGACTCAAAGAGCTATATGCAGAGGGAAGCCAGGAGCGTGCCGACATCGAGGCCCAAATCACCGAGAAGTTGCAGGCCGACAAACTGGCAAAATTCAAAGAAACGCAAGACCGTCAGAAGGCACTCTACGAGGAGTATTTCCAAGGGATATCGCTCATGTCGGCCGAAGAGCGCGAACAGCAGTATCGCCTGCAAATCGATGCCCTGGATACCTTGACGAAGAAGATGATCGAGACAGCCGGCTCCGATGAAGCCAAGAAGCAGAAAATCGTCGAGGCATCGGCCATCGCTGAAAAGGCTCTGAAAAAGCAGTATCTCGAAGAGACTACGGAGGAGAGTTTCAATGCTATGGAGAAGGCCAACGCTGAAAAGGCTCTGAAAAAGCAGTATCTCGAAGAGACTACGGAGGAGAGTTTCAATGCTATGGAGAAGGCCAACGCTGAACTGGCCGAATGGTTGCAAAGCGATGGCGGAAAGGCTGTGACCGACTCTTTCGGTATGATCATGTCGGGAATGTCGGCCATCTTCTCGCAAATCTCCTCAATCGTCCAGTCGAATTTGGAGATGGAGACGGCTGCCATCGAGAATCGCTATGACAAGGAAATCTCGCTGGCCGAAGGAAACACCTACAAGGTCAAGAAGATAGAGCAAGACAAAGAGAAAGCTATTGCCAAGGCCAAGAACGAAGCCAACCGCAAGATGTTTGCCATGCAGGTAATCCAGGCCATCGCGCAAACGGCACAGAACGCCATCGCGGCCTATGGCTCGGCGGCCGCGATTCCACTCGTCGGGTATATCATGGCACCTATTGCCGCCGGTTTGGCCGTAGCTGCCGGTGCCGTGCAGATAGCCGCCATTAAGAAGCAACAGCAAGCCTCCGAGGCGCAAGGATATGCTGTCGGTGGTTTTACTCGGCCCGGTCCGGTGAACGAGCCGGCCGGTATCGTCCATGCCGGTGAGTGGGTTGCCAGCCAGAAGCTGGTAACGTCGCCGGTAACCCGGCCCATTATCGATGCCCTCGAATATGCACAGCGGACCAATACGATGGGATCTATTCGCCAAGTGTATTCTGCCCCTGTTCCGATTAGCTTACCCGATCCTTCACCTGGTGGCGGAGGGAATTCTCCGGACACAGGCGCATTACTCGCCACATATTTTGCGGTACTCAAGAAACTGGGTGACCGCCTCGACGAGCCATTCGTCACGGTCAACACTGTTACCGGTGATCGTGGAATCAAGAAGGCTCAGGACGAATACGATCGTCTCATACGAAACAAAACACCTAAATCACGTAGGAAATGAAAATATTTGTAGAAGGGAAAGAGGCTGTCTTGAAGAAAGGCTCCTCCTTCGAGTTTATTGCTGAAAACAGGCTTTTCTCTGGTGCCGATGAATACACTTTGTCTATTACCTTTCCAATAGTCGATTGCCCTCAGAACCGGGCGATATTCGGGCATTTGTATCGGAAAGATGTCGATATCGAAAAAGTAAACTTCGCTTGTGAACTACGGGATACCAATTTCTATAAAATGGGGGTTCTCGCTATCGTCGAGGTGTCGCAGTCTGAAATCAAGGGACAATTCCTTGAAGGCATGAGCGCTCAGAACTTTATCGGTGATTTCGACGAAATATACATCAATGAACTCGACTTGGGCGATTATGACTATGTGAACATGAGTAGTATTCCTCCAGAATGGCTTTGGAGGAGTATAGACCGACTGAAAAAGTATGTAGCTTTGCCTTGGGTTAATAACTATTCGGGGAACATACAAAATGAAGTTGTGTATGAAAATGGTACCTATAAATGGCACCCGGATACAAAAGGGGTGTCGTTTCAACCGTATTTGTTATTCATTACCCAACAAATCTGCGAGGTACTAGGGTATAGCTATGATTTTGGAGAATGGGAGAGGTCGAAATATCGTCATCTCATTGTCTGCAATTCGCTCCCGTATGCCTGGGATATGCCTCAAATAGCAAAAGCTCTTCCTCATTGGACGGTAACGGAGTTTTTTGAACAGTTGGAAAATTTCTTGTCGGCCTTTATCGACATCGACCATAAAAAGAAGAGTATATCTTTCCGATTCCTCAATAAAGACCCGGAGATCAATACTTATATAACGATGAATGACATCGTCGATGATTTCAGCGTAGAAGTGACTTCGGACCCTCAATCGTCGTATAAAAATGATTCTACATTACGGTATGCCGATTGTGATCATGAGTTGTGGAAGTTCTATTCGTGTGATTGGTTGGTAAAGAGCCATGAAGAGATGGTTGTTAGTTACGGGAAATTGGAAGATCTGATTGAAGCAAATAAAAATTTGAAGGAGACAGTCGTCGGGGTTGAGTATCCGAATTCAAATCTGGACAAAATTTTATATGTCGAGAATATGAATACCTATTTCGTATTTAGACCGGTGAAGATTATACCTCAGGGACGTTATGATTCAGTGTCTGATACTTATTACGACTTGTATGTGAATATCCTTCAACCGATAAACCAGTTTGGAGAACGCATCGGTTCAAATGAGGAGAGCAACAGCATTGAGCTAGGAATTGTACCCGCCTGGATAGATGATACAGAAACCAGTAAAGGCCCATGTCTGTTTTTAGAGCTCAACTTTGATGATGGAGAAGCAACGTCCGATAACTCAAAGTACTGGCCATTGAGCCTTCTCGACTCGGGAGAGAGTGAGAAAAGTAGTGCATACTTTTCTCAACTTTTTGTCGCTTTTTGGGACGGGACGAATTATTTCAAAGGCTTTCAACCTCGGCCTATTATCGATAAAATCGAGATGAATGAGGATTGGAGTTTCGTCGAGACGGATTACAGCATGCGTCTGAATGATTTTGATAGTTTTGTCCAGTTAGGCATGGATATCGATAGCAGCAAGAAATATAATTTCCAGTTCTTGTCCCATGAAATTCCACCCGTGAGGGCTGTGTTTATAATTCAAGGAATGCCCTATATCTGTGAAAAAATTACAGCTACGTTTACAGAATTCGGTATGTCTCAATTATTGAAAGGAACGTTCTATCGTTTCCGTTAAAGGGCTCCATCTAGGTCGAGAATAGCTTTGTCTGCCTTGGCCCGGTGGCGGGTATATACGTCGGTAATAGCCAGTGAGCTGTGCCTCGCCTGGTCTCTCACCGAGATGTTGCTCAGTTTTTTGTCCAGCATCTCGGTGATTCCTGTATCTTTCAACGAATAGAATGTGTAATCTTTATCGAGGTTCAGTTCCTTTTTTAGTCGAGACCACCTTATGGAAATAAGGCGCCGATCGATCTGTACCTCTCCTGGTAAGATGTCGTTTGAAAATAGGTAGTAGTGGGGTGGATAGTTGAACACACCTAAATCGAGCATGAATATCATTACTTTCCGCGGAATGGTGATTGTTTGCGTCGTCCTATTCTTGCTGTCTTGGGCTGGAATCGTCAGGGTGCATTCCTTTACACTGAAATATTGGAGCTTCAATCGGGTTTGCTCGATGGGCCGGATATAGCAGTAGTACAAGAGATAACACGATAAAAGGAAGTGTTTATCGTGTATCTTCAAATATTCGCTAATTTGTTGAATCACGGGCGCAGGAATGACTTTTCTCCTTTTTTGGAATAGCTTTCGGTTAAAGGGTTTGATGCCGCTGGCCGGGTTGTCATTCATAAACCCTTTTTCTACGCAGAAGGAGCAAAAAGACTTGATAAAAGTGAGGCAGTTGTTTCGATACAAAGGGGAGTTTTTGAGTTCCAAATGTATGTAATCGAGGAAGTCATTGCAGAATCGTTTGTCCAACTGGTACAGGTAGGTGATGGGTGTGCTCCTTTGTTGATTGTAGGAAACCAACTTTTTGACCTTCGATTCGTGGCTGATGTATGTCTCTTTTCGGAAAATCCCATCGGAGTACATCTTCTTGTTATTCTCCACATATCGTTTGATGGCATCATCAAACAAAATCGCAACCTCGAATTCCTTCTCGATCCAGGGATTCCACCCCCGGATTAGTTGCTGATAAAGGCGGTTAATCAAGCCGGCGGCATACTCTCTTCTTTGACTTTTTGTCGCAAGTCGGTTGATCTTTATGCGCTTTCGCCGCATCACGGCTCAACGTAAAAACCTGAGGAGTAAACCGTATAAAATCGTATCTTTGCGAACAATGAATCAGCAACAGATATGGAAAGCAACGGCTATCGTC